TATTGCCGTGATCCCTGCCGCCGCAACTAACTGTTGCAAAACCAGTGGCATGCACCGGTTCTTCTCATTGATTGCACCGCAGATAGTGAAGCTCAGGCCTCCGCAGATTATCATTGCCGTGAATGAATAGCCACGGAAGATAATTTCCAGCAAATAATAAATGCTCCCTCCGAAAAGAAAGAGCATTGGATATTTGATTATGCTTTTCATTACGAAATACCTCCGGATGCCAGAATCTTCATGTAATCTTTCAGAACCTCGTTCTGGAACTCTTCCGGAATCTCAGCTCCCCACTGGATCTGCTCCAGATCACTCACTTTCTCTGCTGACTTGATCCACATGTTGACCGCATTGCAGTAGGTTGTGTTGTAGGACACATAGAACATTGCCCGGTCAACGATTTTCTGCATATCTGCGGCTGTGAAATACTTACAAGGCTGACCGTCTTCGTGGTATTCCAGCTTTTCCTCTCCTGCCAGCAACTGCATTTTCTTTCCGAAAAGATTCAGCTGATCTTTTTCTGTCAAGCTGAAATGCTCTGTACCGGTCGAAATTTCTACATCGATTCCTGCATATATTGTCTTCTCACATGCCTCGCTTGCATTGCTGTAGGCCTGCATACGCAATTCCTCCAGACTGTATTTGTCTGCCAACTCTCCCTGTGTAATCTCTTCTCCTTTGTTGTACCAATAGTCGAAGTCCTCCGCAATGGATTCCTTTGAGGCTTTCTCTCCGGTCACAGCAAAATACACTTCATCTGCTGTGTACGGAGTCCCTTTACCGGCTCCGCCATCTTCCGTTTCCTGCTTCTGAATGTTCTTCCGCAAAAATACGTCTGCCACGCCGGAGCTTCGCAGGTAATATTCCATGCTTTCAATTTGTTCTGTGCTGCATATTACTGTCAACATGCCAATGCCTCCTTTGCTCTGTTTCTTTTACTGAGATAACCCAGTCTTCTTTTGCAATATTTCTGTAATTCCTCAATTCCATATTTCTCCATGAACTGATGCAGGTTGCTATTCTTAAACCAACCGTAATAAGATACTGCTCTCTGTGCCATTCTCTGAGTTACTTCATACCCTTTCATCAAATAAGTTTTGACCTTCTTAAAAGCTCTCCTGCCTTTTAGAAAAATATGATCCCTCAAC